AGTCAATGGAATAACCGTTCATTCTTAGTTCGCTAATGATGCTGTTGACAGCGCACACACCAGCCTTTTGAATAATCTCTAAGGTTGTGTGTTCACCGCCACCAGCAAGCAAGTTGTACACACGCTTAAGACGATCTGACTTCTCTAGGTTTGCTGCGTTCATAAAAATGACTCCTGAATCAAATTGATTTTTCTATCCCAAAAAACAATAGATTGGTTAGATTCAATTCTTTCTCTGATAATCATTGCTCTAGCCTCTTTTGTTGGTGGTGTGTAAGTTCCTTTCCAATGTGAATCAAGACCGATGTTTCTTCCTATGTTTGTGCTGTCAGCAGATGCAAATGGAAACTTTGAAAATATCTTTGGATCAAGCATTCTCAAACCATGAATTTTTGTACATGGTCTTCCAGACTTATCGCAAATAACATCCATTGCCTCCCTCATTCTTATCCACCAAGCATTCGTTCCTACTTGAGCGTAATCGCCAGAACTGCCCAAACAAATGCGAGGCCAGTTTGAAACAAGTCTATCTAGCCTTTCCAGGCTTTCATGTAAGTGCCAAACTGGAGCGCCAACATGAGGAGATTTCTTTGCCCAAGGCCACTTATCTAACAACGCATCATTGTCATCTTCATCACCATCAATGACATCAGGAATAACTGCAAAATCAAACGCTGGATAACGATGTAATTCAGAAACCCATTCGTAATACTCAGACCAGTCTGTGACTGGTTTTCCTGACCTCCATGCAGAAAATGCACCATTGTCTAAAGCAAAAGATTGTGCAACCTCTAAAGCAATCGTAAGTTGATCAGGATGTTTGAAAGATACGAACGCATGACCATTTGTAATTGCTCTAACCGCAGCAGTAGCTGGCGTTATTGGAAGCCCGTGATAATGAATCAAGATATATCCTCCACTCTCAAAACGTATCTGCCTTTAACATTCTTGCGCCAGCCGTGTACTTCTATTCGTATACCGGCCTTACGGACTAACGCAACTGTGGGTGATTCTTGAATCTTCTTGATGCGCTCTGCGACACCTGTGCTAGTCACTTGAACGGCTAACACTTCGTTCTCACGAATAGCCAGGATGTCGCACCAGCCCCACAAGTCTTGCCGCTGCTTAGTAAAGCTATTCCACTTTTCCACTATCGCGCAGAAATAGCCCTGCTCCCGCAGATACTCAAGACTTCGTTGTGTAGGACTAGACTTAGCCATCAGAACGGAACTTCATCATCCTTGAATGGGTCATACTCTCGCGGCTTCTTCAATGTCGGCGCTGGCGCTTCCATTGGTGGCTTGCGGTAATTAGGATCGGGTGTCCAGTTATCCTGTGCCAAAGAGATCAGTTCACCGACTCTGGTGGCTTTCTTCCAAGCAGCTAACTTGATCTGCTCACCGGCCTTAACATCTCTGTCAATGGTGATCACGCCCTTGTAGTCAGGTTGTGCGCTCCCTGGTGCCTTCTTATCGTTCTGAAATAGAACGCCCTTCCCTGCTTCTGATTGATGCTGTTTCATGCTCCCTCCAATGTGGTGACTGCTGCCAAGACTTTTGTTTTAGCTTCTGGATTCATAGTTTCAATGATGTGCTGGTTTGCTTTCTTAAATGCTTTTAGCTTCTCCAGCTTCTGCTTGTCATCCAGTTTCCCCGCCTTTACTCGGTGAATCATTGAGTAAAAGATAGCTTCCCATTCTTCTAAGTTCTCCGCTGATTCGTATGGTGCTTCTTGGCCTGGAATGTAAACGTGCAAAAAATCCTCACCTACCTTCTTTGCATTTGCTATGTCTTCGACGATCTCTGCTGCTCCCATATCCTTAACCTCTGGCGCACTAACCTTCGCTGGTTTATCGTCAAAGTCTTGGACTTCCTCCACCGAGTACGTTCCGACAACGCAGCCTGGGTAGACAGCCCGAATGCCTTCGCTAATGCATCGGCTTCTAAGCATCGCCCTTGGGTACTTAACCCATCCACTACCAGGCTTGACCAGACCGATATGCTTTGCTTGATCAAGCGTCCAAGTAACAGTGATACTGCCACCAGCAGGATGACTGAAAACGCCAGCGACTCTCTCATCTGTGTAATCCTTCCATTCGACTTTGCCGCCTGAGTTTTGGAAACGTGCCAGCATTGCGTCAGCTTTGAGTGCTGGTCTGCCTTGGATGATGTGATAGTCACGCGCAGCTATCGCAGGGTGCTGACCTTCTGCCTGTGCTATCAACATCAGTGCCATAGCTTCGTCTGCGGTCTTGACACCAAATAGACCGGACTTAGCCACAGCTAATGCCATACGTTCTATGTCTTGTACGGGTACTAAGTTACTCATTTCTTATCTCCTACTTCAAAAGGAATCGGCGTGAGCCTGGGGTTTCCACGACAAACTTCTGATAGATGTCTGGCATGGCTTGCTGGAACAACTTGCTATCAAACTTGCTGCTTGTTTTAGCAGTGCGCCACGTTGCTAAGGTTCTGCCGCCTAAGTCTGTCAACGTACCTTTCTCTGCCATGTAGCCACGGATAGCGACCTCTAGGGACTCTGACTGTTCCTCTAGTTCCTTGATCTTTGCCTTATAAGCCTTGAGTGCTTCACAGGCTTTCTCAACAGCACCAGAAGCCACAATGGTTTCTTCTGTGGACTCAGGGTAGATCAGCTTTACGCTGTCAAGAGAATCAGGTTCTGGCAGAGTATTTGTTGCTACCATCCCCCAAAGTTTTGCCATTTGCCGGATCAGGTCTTCTTTCATCTCTGGCGTGATGGTGAAGTGATAGGTACGGAATGCCTGACCGCCGAACAGGACTGCAAGGTATATTGACTCCACGTTATGTACGGCAGCTTCGTGGATGAGTTGCGCCATATCAGCAGCAGGAACCAGGTTTGCTTCTTCGTCGAACTTAGACATAACGCCAGCGTTGTAATTCTTGCATTCAACGAGCGTTCGTCCATCTGCACTGATGTAATCAAAGTGACTGCGTAGCCACGGTTCATCTTGATGTGCCAGTGCATAGTCTGCGTCCTTCAATTCGATCCTGTGCTTGTCTTGAAACAGTCTGGCAATGGTAGGTTCCATTACTTTGCCCATCTGGACAGCTTCTATGCCGGACAGATCTGGCACTTCCTTCTTGCCTAGCTTCTCCAGGATGACATCAGCGGCTTTGCCATTAGCAGCTTTGCGGCTGTCACCCGACCACCAAGCAGAATGCCGAATCTCTGGAGCGAAATCAGATTGATTAGGACTTGTCATTCGTTTCCCCTTTAGTAACTTCTAAGTATTGACGGATTAATATCTGGACTGCGTGATCAAATGGAATGTTTAGCAACATGGCACGACAAGCTATTTCGCAGGTGAGAGGCCATCCTAGTTGTGCTATTTCCTGGTTCATGGTGTTTTCCTATAGGTAAGGGTTTTAGGATCGTAGGCAGAGGTTCTGCCGTTTTGCCCTTGCCAGACAACGTGAACCATATCTGCAAAGAAATACCAGCAGCCATGAACTGTGCCGCCATCACGCATAGTTGCAATCACCATCCGGCCTTGTGTGCTACCTGTGCAGAGTGTGGACAGAAACAGGATCTTGCCGCCAGCTTCGTTGACGGTTTCCATCCATTCGTCGGCGTAGGAAAAAATGGGGTTTGCTAGCAAAAGCCAGAAAATTAGCTTCTTCACGGCGCACCCCTTTCGCGGATAGAAAAGGCACAGTAAGCAGCATTACGCGAATCACACACCTTGGCGCATTCCTCACGCTCTTTGTCAATGAAATACTGAGCAATTTCGGCAAGACCAAAAGTGTCAAAAACAAAAACTTCATGCCGACCGTCGCCGATTTCTTCTCTAGCGTGACGTTTTGCCAACATTTTGAGTTCATCTTTAGTAAAAATGGCTGTCATAGTTCCCCCTTAGAATGGTGAATCGCGCATAGCTTCCTCGAACTCCTGGCGCTTCTTTTCGCGGTCAGCAGCAGAATCTTCGTGCAGCGTCCAGTAGCGGCCTACAGAGCCGCAATGAGATTCCAGCATGGAATTACGCTGAGAGAAGCACCAAGGGTAATCTTCTGTGCCTGTAACTAGGCTAGTGGTGGTAACAGCAGGGTGAACACAACGATCCCTCTGCCCATGATGATTGCCATAAAAGTTGCACTCTACGCACAACTTAATGTCTTTCAGATACGTCA